GGTCCGCGGCGGCCCCGAGACGCTCAAGGTCTGGAAGAACACGGCGGCCGCAGAAACGTGGGAGGAGGAGGGGGAGAGCCTCAACGCCGACACGCTGACCGCGAAGTCACGGCGCGACGCCTACGAGGGCGTCCCCAACGGCGTCGGGATCCTCGTCGCCTCGGTCGACGTCCAGGACGACCGGCTCGAGGGCCATGTCGTCGGCTACGGGGCGGGCGAGGAATCCTGGGTGATCGACTTTCACCAGGTCTTCGGCGACCCGGGCAAACAGACCACGTGGGACGAGCTGGACGAGTGGCTCCTGAGCGAGTGGGAACACGCGAGCGGGCGCATGGTCGGGCTCTCAGCGGTCCTCATCGACATCGGCGGCCACCACACCGACGAGGTGTACAAGTTCTGCGTCGGGCGTACGGGCCGAAAGGTCCGTCCCTGCCAAGGCCAGGCACAGCGCGGGAAGGAAATCTGCGGGCGGCCGAGCCGCAAGAACCGGTACAAGGTGCCGGTCTATCCGATCGGCACCGACACGGCCAAGGACACAATCTTCTCGCGGCTCAAGTTGCAGTCCCCCGGCCCCGGCTACGTCCACTTCCCGGAGTGGCTCGACAGCGAGTACATCGCCCAGCTCACGGCCGAGAAGGCGGTGCGGCGCTACAAGAAGGGCAAGGGATCAGTCCGCGAGTACGTCAAGGTTCGGACGCGCAACGAGGCGCTCGACCTGACCGTCTACTCGCTGGCCGCGCTCTACTCTCTCGGCGCCGGGGTCGTGAAGAGCCTCGGGCGACGGGCAGCCGAGATGTCGGTCCCGCTGGAGGCGTCGCGAGAGCCGAAGACCAGCGAGCCGGCGGCCCCTCGGCCGCGGCCGGTCCGATTTCGCTTCCAGTGACAGGAGGGTGGCCCGCGATGCGAGACAACAGCGAGGGCGTGGATCATCCCGAGTACGGGCGGCCGGACTGTCCCGACTGCCGGAGCGCCGACACGGAGATCCGCACGACGAGGCCCTGGGATCACACCACGACACCACCCGTTCGCATCCGGTACTACCGCTGCGGAGCCTGCGACCGTCACTTCAAGACCGTGCAAACGGGACACTCACAGCAAACTTAGTACTAATTTAGTACTAACCCCTCTTCTCGTCCGCACTTTTTTCTGTTCTATTCCCCGCTACTAGACCGCCGGCCCTCCCGAGGGCTCCTCCTCCCCCTTCGCTTGGGCTGGCGGTCGCTTCTTCCGGAGACGCACCGCATGGCCTTCACCTCCGCCGACCTCGCCGCCATCGACGCCGCCATTGCGAGCGGCGAGCTGTCGGTCCAGTTCGCGGATCGGCGCGTCCAGTACCGCTCGATTCAGGAGCTCAAGGACGCTCGCTCCCTCATCACCGGCCAACTCTCCAGCACCTCTGAGACTCGCCCCTCCCGCCAGTTCCGCGTCAACGTCTCGAAGGGCGTTTACTGATGGGCGTCCGGCCCTGCCGAGACGCCAGGATCCTGGCCGCTCCGTCCGGGGCGTTGGTCGCGCGAGCCTCCGCATCCATGCGGCCCTACGAAGGCGCGGGCATCGGGCGCCGAGCCGTCGGCTGGCATGCTCCCGGCGGAGGTCCGAACTCCACCGTCTCGGGCAGCCTCGTCACGCTGCGCAACCGTTCGCGCGCCGGATACCGCAATAGCCCGTGGATCTCGCTCGGCATCGACCGAAACGTCTCCAACGAGATCGGCTGCGGCATCATGCCGAAGAGCCGATGCAGCAAGGAAGAGTTCCGTACCGCGGCCGACAAGCTCTTCACGCAGTGGACCGCATTCAGCGACCCCGCGGGCGAGCTCAACTTCTTCGGCCAGCAGGAACAAGCCTGTCGCACGCGTAACATGGCTGGCGAGGTCTTTCTACGGCTGCGCTTCCGCCGGCTGTCCATGGGGCTCCCCGTCCCGCTCCAGATCCAGGTGCTCGAGCCGGAGCTCGTGCCGGAGAACTGGACCCGCGCCCTCCCCGACGGGAATTTCATCTGGTCCGGCATCGAGTTCAACCGAGACGGCGACCGCGTCGCCGCCTGGATGTATCCCTTCCATCCGGCCGAGCCCCTCGTGGGCACGCTGTCCATGACCTATGCCGGGATGCCCATGCGGATCCCCGCGAGCCAGGTGATCCATCACTTCCTGCCGACCCGTCCGGGACAGGTCCGGGGCGAGCCGGTGACGGTCCAGAGCCTCCTCAAGTCCTACACGTTCGACTCCTACGACGACGCCGAGCTGGTGCGCAAGCAGACCCGGGCGCCTTTCACCGGCTTCCTCGAACGGGAGGCGATGACCGAGGATGACTTCCTGTTCGACCCCATGACCGGGGAACCGCTCAAGCGCGACGCCGACAACGTGCCGACTCTCGACGCGCAGCCAGGCACGATCTTCGCGGGCATGGCGGGAGAGAAGCTGAACCTCTTCGACGGCGACAAGAGCGGCGACGGGTACAAAGACTTCATGCGCCAGCAACTTTTGGCGATCGCGGCCGGGATGGGCGTGCCCTACGAGCTTATGACCGGGGACTGGGAGAAGGTCAACGACCGCCTCGTCCGGGCCATCCTGAACGAGTATCGCCGCCGCATCGAAGCGCTACAGGACCACCTCACGATTCACCAAATCTGCCGGAAGGTCTGGCAGGCGTTCATTGACACCGCCGTCTGGTCCGGTGCCCTTTCCGCCCCGCGCTACGAGGACAACCGTGCGGACTATCTCGCGTGCGAGTGGCGGCCCCACGCCTGGCCCTATGTCCATCCGGTCCAGGACATCGACGCCAAGCTCAAGGCCATCAAGGGCAGCATCACGTCGAGCGACGCGACGGTCGCCGAGACGGGATGGGACGCGGAAGAAGTCGACAAGCAGAACATCGAGGCCGAGAAGCGCCGCATGAAGCTGCGCCAGGCGGCGGGGCTTCCCCCCGTGGCCCCGCCGCTCGACGTGGGGCCGGGCGTGAGAGAGATCGGCGCCGACTAGTCTCCGAAGGAGAGGAGTTTCGAGATGCGACAGTGGTTCCAGATCCGCGCTCTGACCGAACAGCCCGCCCCGGCGCAAGGCCGAGAGGCCGTGATCGACGTCGTGGACGACATCGGGGAAGACTGGTGGGACGGCTCGGGAGTCACGGCCCGGGGCTTCGTGGAATCCGTCCGGGCGCTGGGGGACCTGACCCACATCACGCTCAACGTGGGCAGCCGCGGCGGCGACTTCGTGGACGCCACGATCATCAACGCTTTCCTGCGGCAGCACCCGGCCAAGGTCACGGCCAACGTGCTCGGCATCGCGGCGAGCGCGGCAACACTCCTGACGAGCGCAGCCGACGAGGTTGTGATGCCAGCCAACGCCATGCTTTTCGTCCATGCCGCCTCCACGTTTGCCGGCGGCAACGCCGACGAGATGCGCAAGTGCGCCGCCGACATGGACGCGATCGACCAGAGCATGGTGGCGATCTATCTGGCCAAATGCGGCGACAAATCTACGCCGGAGGCCATGACGGCGTTGCTCAAGGCCGAGAGCTGGCTGACCGCGGAGCAGGCGGTGGCCTGTGGGCTCTGCGACCGCATCGCGGACCCCATGGCCGCACAGGCGAGCCTGGGCGACCAGCAGGCGAAGATGGCCGAGATCCTTGCGACGGTCCGGGCGAGCCTGAAGGCCCCGGAGAAGCCCCCCGCCTCGACTGTCCTACCCGAGGTCTTGGCCCTGGCCCAGGCGCTGGGCGTCGAAGCCAGCATCATTTCCGCCGCCCTCGATGACGCGAAATACACGCTGGCCGCCGTTCCCGCGCCCCCGGCGGCCATTGACCCCACCGCGATCATCGCCGCCTGCGAAGAGGCCAAGCTCCCCTGGCTCTCCGTGGGTGCCATCAAGGCCGGGCTGTCGATCGACCTCCTCCAGGCTCGCATCGGCCGCGTCAAGGAAGGCCGGGACCTCCTCATTTCGGCACGGGTCGAGCCTACGCAGGCGCTTCTCGACGCCGTGGCCGCGGCCGACATCAGCGCCGTGCTGCGCCACACCATCGACTGCGCCCGGCCGGAAGAGGCCGGAATCAGCGGCCAGCACCGGGCCGGGGCAGCGGCCGACCCGGGAGTGAAAACGCCCAACCACGCGACGATCTATGCCCAATACCGACCGCACTAAGGCCGGTTCGACGGACTCGACACAACCCCACAAAGGAGACAGCCCATGTCCACGCTGACCGAAGCCACCCACACCGCCGAGTTCCTCCTCTCCGAAGCCGACGGGAAGCAGAGCCGCGAAACCGTCACCGTCCTGTCCGGCCAGAGCCTCAAGGCCGGCGCCGTGGTCGGGAAGGTCAAGTACGGCATCGGAGGCATCGTCTCCGTCCTGACCGGCACCGGCAACGGGACCATGACCGTGATCTCCGCCGGCCCGGACGTGGAGGTTGGAGACTACATCGTCAAGGCCATCTCGGCTGCCACCAACAACGCCACGTTCAGCGTCACGACCCCGAGCGGCAAGGCCCTGCCGAACGCTGTCATGGCCGGCGGCACCTGCGCCTACGTGTCCAGCCACATCTCGTTCACGCTGACTGACGGCGGCACCGACTTCGCCGTGGGCGGCACGCCGTCCACGTTCACTGTCACGGTCAGCACCACGGCCCCGGTGGTCATCGGCGGTACCGGCACGGGCGTCATGACCGCGCTCTCCCTCGGGCCCGATGCAATGCCCGGCACTTACAAGGTCATCAACCGGGCAGTGGTCGCCGAGGGCGGCGACTTCGAGGTCATCGCCCCCAACGGCCTGAGCATCGGCCGATTCCTGATGGGCACCACGAGCACCGGCACGGCGGCGTTTACGAGCCGTCACATCAACTTCACGCTCTCCGACGCCACCGACTACATCCTGGGGAACTACTTCTCGGTCGTGGTCTACAACGAGGTCACGAAGAAGGTGGTCGCCTGGAACCCGCTGCCGACGGCCTACGATGGCCGACACCGCGTCGCGGGCATCCTCTACGCCGATGTGGACGCCACCGGTGGCGACGCCGCAGGACTCCTCATCTCGAACAGCGCCGAGGTGGACTCGAGCCTGCTCGCCTGGGCGACGACCATCGCCGCCGCGCAGAAGGCCTCCGCTCAAGCCGAGATGGCCGCCAAGCTCAACATCATCGCCCGGTAACACAGATCCGACCCGGTCTGGCGTGCACGGCGCGCCGGCAGGTCCGAAACCCAACTCGCAAAGGAGTACGCCATGCCCGGGATGGACATCTTCAATCAGGACGCCTTCTCCACCACCACCCTCACCGCCGCCATCAACGAAGTGCCGGAAGGCCAGGCAATCCCCACCCAGGTCGATGCTCTCTTCACCGACATCGAGGGCATCGCGACGACCTCTGTCATGGTCGAGAAGCAGGGCGACACCCTGGCGCTCGTCGCCAACGTGCCGCGCAGCGCCTCGGGCGCCCCGGTGTCGATCGACCGGCGCCAGGCTATCGCCTTCGTCGCGGCGCACCTCCCGGCCCGCGCGGCCGTGCTGGCCGACGAGGTGCAGAACGTCCGGGCCTTCGGGAGCGAGACCGAGCTGCAGCAGATCCAGACCAAGGTCTTTCAGAAGCTCTCCAAGATGCGGCGCGACATCCAGGCCACGATCACCTGGCACCGCATGGGCGCCATCAAAGGCATCGTGCTCGACTCGGACGGAGCCAGCACGATCGTCAACCTCTTCACGCAGTTCGGCGTGGCCCAGCAGACGCAGGGCATGGCGCTCGGCACCACGACCACCAAGGTGCGCGGCAAGATCACCACGGCGCAGAACCTGGCCGAGGACGTGATCGGCAGCTCCGGCCTGATCCGCGGCTGGGTCGGCCTGTGCGGCCGTACCTTCTTCCAGAACCTCGTGGACCACGACCAGGTGGCCGAGGCCTACAAGTACCAGATGGGCGAGATGCTCCGGGCCGGCGGCAACGTGCTCGGTCAGGGCTTCCAGTTCGGCGACGTGCTCTGGCAGAAGATGTACGGCAAGGTGGGCAGCCAGCTCTTCATCGGCGACACCGACGCTTATTTGATCCCGCTCGTGGACGGGCTCTTCGTCTCGCGCTTCGCCCCGGCGCCCTACATGGAGACGGTGAACACCCTGGGGCTCCCGTTCTACGCGAAGCAGGAGCGGATGGACTTCGACCGCGGCGTGGACCTGGAAGCCCTCTCCTGCCCGGTCAACCTCTGCACCAAGCCTCGCGCCGTCATCAAGCTCACGAGCACCTAGTCCAGGGCCACAGTGACCCTGCCCCTCGACCGCCTCGGCGCCAGCCTCTCTCGTCATTGGGAGAGGCTGGGCGCCGTCCCGGCCGCCTGGACGCCTGCCGGCGGCACGGCCCAGCCCTGCTCCGCCCTCTGGGGCCCCGTGAAGCCCCAAGACTACGCCCAGGGCTTCCGGGCCGACCGCCGCATTGTCTCTATCCCGGCCGACCAGCTCACCGGCACCCCCAAGCGCGGAGAGGTCGTCACTGGCGAGCCCTCCGCGCCCACCGCCCCCTGGGAGATTGAGCGGGCCGGGCTGGACGGCGGGCTGTGGACGCTGGAGGTGGTGAGTACCCCGAGGCCTGCTCCCCGGGCAGGCGGCCGCTGATGGTCAACGCCGGCCCCCTCTCGATCGACGTCGATCTCGGCGCCCTCGACGCTCTCAAGCGCGGTTTCGCGGCCTCCTCCCAGCGCAGCCTCCTCTCGGCGTTCAAGGCCGAGGCCTTCCGGCTCAAGAAGGTCTCAGAGGACCGGTTGCGGGCCGGCGTGGGGCCCACGACGACGCCCCTTTCTCAGGCTGAACAGAAGATGAAGAGCTCGGCCGCCTTGAGCCAGCTCGGCCGGTTTGTCGCCTACGTCGTCGAGCAACAGGGCTTAGGCATCGAGGCGCGGATCGGCCTGTCGCAATCGGTCACGAGGGCGAAGAACGCGGAGG